CGCTAATACGATATACTATTTTAATTAAAATTGAAGCCTGTGGTAACGCCCAGACAAATAAATCGAAGTTCGTGGTAACGCCCGACAAAAACGGAAATTTAATAATAAACCAGAGAGGTTAACTTGTGTTTAAAAACAAACCAATTTTTGAGAGGTTCCCTTGCATTAATAACATAACCTGAGAGATTCCTTTATTTCCGACCTTAAATTAGAAGTTCACGGTAACGCCTGACAAAATTAGAATGTCTTTAACATTCGATCAACAACTAGATATCTTGGCTCGAAGAGCAGGATACATTAATAATCACGGTGATGGCTATATAAGTTATCACTTTGTCGGTGCCAATTTCAATGGCCTGTATAAAAAGACTCCCACTAAAACATCAGTTTGTAAGAAAATTGTGGAGCGCACTTTAAACCCCCAGAAACTTTTTAAAGTTTCAATTAATGAAGAAGAAGGGTGGAAGATGGTATATGAGCTTGCAGAATTGAATGTAGGACAAACTTTGTATGCTGAAGAAGTTATACAAAAACAACGAAAATTTCTTATCGACCGCTACAAGAGTATTGATCCTGACAATCTAACTTCTTATTTCGAGAATGTAGATAAAGAATTGTCATTTGCATTACAAGCAAATAGTATGTTGGAACAGTTAGCCGAACAGCGAAACAGGTTGATGCATGCATTAAATGGAAATACTCAACTCTACTCTTTAGACCAAGCTTTAATTGATTATAAGAATAAATATATTCAAAAAGATTTTTATTTTGAAAATGATTTCGGTGATATAAAGGAATTTTTGCCATTAAGTAATACGTTGTCTAATAATTCTTTAGCAACTTTGATGCCTTCGGATTTAACCCCCATATTTTATTCTTTAGAAAACAAATATAAATTAGAATTAAATTTAGGAGATCCTTTAGCTGATTATTTAAAAGATTTTCCTAGTATGCACCCCTTAGGTCAGTTTAGAGATAGTATAATTGAACAATATAGAACTCCAATAGATTTGTTATTTAGAACTTGTCCTTATTGTTATTCCTCTTACCAGTTTTCATATAGTAATGATGAGTACGTGATTTTTCAAGGTGATGTTATTTTAGATTATATGCCTAATAATTACCATGAAGAAAATTATTGTAGAGAGTGCTCTAAGCTAATTTTATTTTGTCGTAATTATGAATATGTGGATATTCTAGCTAGTAATAGAAATAAAGAAATGCATTCTGGAAATGGCAACATTCCTATTTATTGTAGTACGAAATTTTATTTTGATAATGGAATGACACCTCCTAAATATTTTGGACCCTTAGATTATAGTTTAACTAATTTGTCGATTAATGCATTATTTCCAAAGAATCTATCAGAAGTTTTTATTACAGATCTTTGGTATCATTTAATTCCTAATACACTTACGGAACTAGGAGAGTTATTAGAATATTCTAGTTGTTATGACCCTATTGGAATTTTTAAATATAAAATAGTACAGGAATATACTGAGCCAGCTTCATTACTATTCAAAAAGTGTCCTTATTGTGCAACTAGTTTTAAGTTAACATTAGAAGATAAAGGTTATGAAATAAGTTGTTTTGCAAGATCCAAATACTGGCCATTAGCTGTAATGGGTATGCAATACAATGGTACATTTTGTTGCCAGAATTGTTATAAGGATATAGTAGTTAGTAGACGTGGGGAGGTGATAGAAATAAAGCAATTAAGATACCCTCACTTTAATGATATGTATGAACAAACAATTCCTAATAAAGTAGAAACAGTAGTAGATATAATTAAAAATATACCAAACATCCTGTCATATGAAGACGTGATGTCTAAATTAAAACCTATTAACACTATTACCAGTTTATTTAATATTTATAACTCGAGCTCTGCTTATAATGCATTAGCAGAAGTTTTGAGACTTTTAGAAACCCATAATTTATATTGGTCATTAGACACTGATAAATTAATTACTTGTATCGATTGTATATGTTCTTTAATAAAGAATGTACATGATGTCCCTGATTTAATATCACAAATCCCAGGCATGGACCGAATATCAAAAGTGCCCGATACAATTAATCAAAATGCTAGTACTAGTGCCCAATTTACACAAATGAAAGAAGAAGCCCTATTTGAGATAGATGAAGATGGAATTTTAGCCAAAGCGTTAAAGTTTGCAGATGAATTTGGAATAGATAAAGAAATGTTAAAATCTGGTGGTCCTATTGTAGCTTTATTAAGTACAACTGTAGCATCAATTGCATTGATAGGGTGTGGTTCTAAGATTAATAATTTCAATTTAACTTCTGGAGTCTCTGCTATGGTTCATACTATGGCTATTGAGTGTAAGGATTGGAAGATTTTACTTTCATCACTTAAGGAAACATGGGAGTTTATTGCGTCTAGCTTAGGAAAATTTTTAGGTTTTACTTATATGGATGAGAAATCCGCTAATAGAAAAGAATTAGTAGAACGTTTAGAAACATTGAAGAAAGAAATCGATGAATTAGAAGAACAAAAAGAGTTAAACTTTACAATAGTTAATGACCCGAATTATTTTGATAACTATCAAAAACGCTTCAAAGATTTAGAAAAGTTATTATTAGATATGATTAAGAGTGATCAAAATTTAGTATCTTTTAGACTCGTATTAGATAAGTTACGAACTCGTATAGATTTAATTAGAAATGATTATATTAGTTTGTTCAATTCAAAATGTGGAAAACAACAACCTACCACAATATATATAGGTAGTGAGTTATCCGGTATCGGGAAGACAACTTTTATGGAATGGTGTGTAGAACCTCTTTCTCTTAAATATGGCAGAGCATTAACAAAATATGTTAAAGGTACAGAAGATTATTGGTCTAATTATGTTTATCAAGATATTTTACATTGGAGAGATTTTAATCAAAAGAAAACTAATGAAGAACATATAGAATTAATTAATATTTATGACCCTGCTCCTACTCAACTTAATATGTCAGATAATGATCAGAAAGGACGACAATTTAAATCAAGGTTTATGTTTATTGATTCTAATACCTTATATATAAGAAGATCAGCAATGATAGACGATGCAACAAAATTGGATAGAAGAAGAGATTTTCTTTTTGAAGCTTTTACTCAATTTAAAAGTACAGCTAATAATCCGACTCCAAATAGTGCAGAAGAAGCAATAAATAATCTATATTTAGTTAGTATGCCACGAGTTCAACAAGGTAATGGCAGTTCACAATTTAATACAGAATATTTTACAGTAGATGGTAGAAAAATAAATATAGGTACAAATAGTATACAGACACAAAAGTTTGATGTAATTATAGACCGTCTTTATGAGCATGAAGTAGCAAATAATCAGAAATATTTAGAAAAATGTCAACGAATATTTGAACAAGAAAGACAGAAAGCTTTGATGCAAGAGCAGACTAGAGAACCTGCTATTAGTCAAAATGAAGCACAATCCAAGAAAGTTATTTTACTAATAGGTGCTCCTGGTACAGGTAAGACAACGTTGGCTAGAAGATTTAATAACGGATTGCGACAAGATGGAAATTTTATATATGATGAATTTACTGTAGAAAATAATCCTGAAGAAGCACGTAAGTATATATTAAATTGTTATGATACGGGTGTTAAAGATGTTATTTTAACTGCTAATATTAGTGATTTTGAACCATGGATTAATTCATTTAGCACTGATCAGAAGGAAGCAATTTTACGTAGATGTTTAAAGATAGATGTAAAGTTTAACATTAAGAAGGCTGGTTTATTAAGTGGTTATTTGACAAGCCCAGTTTATTATAATAAGGAAGAAGTTGAAGATCCTAGAAATAAGTCTTTATATTCACGGATGGTGATTTACGAATATGAAGGCGTAAATATTAAAATAACAGGAGCTTCTAAACTTATAGAGAATAATTTAAAGAAAGAAATAAAGAATGTTATTTCTTATAACAATACGCCTAGAATTAAGATAAATAAAGATATGGCAAAGAATCTTGTAGAATTTGATATGTATTGGCGGGATGTAGATGAAATTTCTAAGAAATCAATTTTCGAACTTATGAAGATTACAAAAATTATTAGGACAACACTTCCATATACTACTATCACTAAAGCTTTTGCCCAAATTGTGAGAGACGTTTTTAATAATTATGATTTATGTACAGATTTAGAGTCAGGTCTTAATCAACTTAATTCTCTACGAATAGATAGTCCCATAGAATTTGATTGTGTGGTTAAATTACGTGATGAAGCTTTCTTTTTAACAACGGATGATGATGGAAAATTAGTCTTTTGTATATGTGATGATAGTTTTGAATATAAAGTAGATAATGGTAAAGTTTTGTGTTTCCATGAAGGCGAATTTTTATGGGAAGTTGAAGGTAGGATAGCAACTTGGTATAAGCATATCCAGAGAAATGTGGATATGGTTTCTATAGATTACACAAATCTAACACCCCCTTCACGTGATTTAGTCCAATATTGTAATTACTTTATAAATTTCTTAAAAACCGGTTTTGCAGCATTGGCTATTAAAGAGCTCTGCTCTAATAAAAGTACTAAATTGAAAGAAGAAATGTTCGATACTTATGATCAGTCTTTTACTCAAAAACCTAGTAGTTATCAAACCAATTTACAGTTTAACAAAACAACAGATGTCAAACTTAATAATCCTAATTCTTTTAAATTACTTGATGAGACATCAGCTGATACTTATCTTAATAGACTACCCAAAAATAAAGTATCCATACAGAAAAAGAGTGAATTTAAATTTAGAAATGAAACTTCAGCTGACTCTTATTTGACTAAATTTCTCAATAAAAATAAAACTACTATTCAAAAACGTTCAGATTTTTATTTTAACTCTAAAGTAAAACGCACACAAATGGAAAGTGAAGCATGTTTGGATATACAGTCCGCACAATTAGCAGATATAGTAATGAGTCAAAATTTCCCCCTCTTTGTAGGTGGTAAGCAAGTTTGTTTCGCTCAAGGTTTTTATAAAAATTATATGCTTACAGTAGGTCACTTATCTGGAGAAGCGCAAGTAAAAATAGATGGTAATATGTATGCTACTAAAGTTATAGCTTTAGAAGAGTTAAGAGACTTAGCAATATTAAAAGTAATTAGTAAGTCTATAGCATTTAAAGATATACGTAAATATTTCCAAAAAGAAAGAGTTAATAATTCTGTTGATGGTTTCAAAGCTACTTTATATGTTAGGTCAGAAAGAGGAAATATTTATGAAAAACCTATTACCCTTAAAGAACAACGAATTTTAGAAATAAGAGGCGGTAAACTAAAAGATGGTCTTCTTTATAATGTGCATTCTTTAGAAGGGAACCATCCTATCCAAACTCAAGCCGGATTTTGTGGCAGTCCCATGTTGATTTGTAATTCTGCCTATCCAGAGAAAATCTTAGGTTTACATGTAGCAGCAGATGATGTACATGGACTAACATCAGTAGTATTTAGAAGTGATTTGGAATTTGAGGAGATGGATGAACAAGCTTGTCAATCCCAAATAGAAGAAGAAAGTATTGTAGTTTTACCTTTTCAACAAGTAGTAATAGAAAAATTAGAATTACCTGTAGGTTTAAATAGTCCTCTTAAATGTGTGGGTCGAGCCGGTGTTTTTAAAAATGGTAAGTTTATAGCGAATAAGGCATATTCTAGTGATAAAACTCAAATTTATCCTTCTCCTTTCCAGACTGATGACCCACAAGTTTTTGAACCTTCTATTCTTTCAGAAAAAGACCCTCGTTTACTAACTCCTTGTGAAAATATTATCTTTAAAGGTTTGAATAAATTTGCTAAAGAACAAAAACCAATAAATATTCAGTTTCTTGATGAATGTGTTGAAGAATTAACAGAAGTTTTATTAGATGGTATTAGAAGAACAGGAATGCAAACTAAAATTTTAAATATGGATGAAGTAATTAATGGTTGTAAGTACTATTCTACTTCTCCTAGTCTTAATATGAGCAGTGGAGTTGGTTATCCACATTCGTATGAGTGCGGTGGTATGACACACAAAGCAGATGCATTTATTTTTAACGTAGAAACTCTTACTTATCAATTTGCAAATAATGAAAAAGGAAACCAAATCATTTCTGATTTGGACATTTATTTAAACCATCTTAAGAATCATGAAGGAAGAACTGCTGTTTTGTATGTTGCACAGAAGAAAGACGAAGTGCTTAAACTTAAGAAGATTGAAGATTGTGGTACAAGAATTTTTGAGATGGGCCCATTGTATCATTTCATGGCTATGAAACAATACTATGGAGCAGCACAGGCACTTTTAACATATGTTAATTCTTCAATACCTTTTAAAATAGGAATAAATGCTTCTTCACATGAATATGCTAAGTTACATAAATATCTTTTAAAAACTGGAAATTTAGGTATGAATTGCGATTATACAGGTTTTGATTCTTCTCATCCAGAAGCATTTTTAGAACGTTATCATAAAATATATAATAGAATTTATCAAGAAACAGATCCAAATTGGTGTCAGGAAGATGATGACATCAGACGTAAGTTACATGTACAGGAAAATCGGCCTTTAGTTTTAGTAGGTGATTTAATAATAGAATGTCCGGGTGGTTTAATGTCTGGAGGAGAAGATACAGGTGGTAAAAATAATATAGCTGGTAATTTAAATATGCGTTACGCTTGGAAAATTTTATCTTTTGAACATTGTCCAGAAAAATTATATAAATATGATGATTACACAACAGATGCTACTTTTGGAGACGATTTAATTAAAACTATACATCCAGATGTTTTAAGTTGGTATAATCCCGTTAATATTCAGAATGTTTTAAATGAGATTGGTTTTACAATAACTTCAGCAGATAAAGAAACAGAATTAATTATACAACCCCTTAATGAACTTACTTTTCTTAAACGTAGTTTTGAATATGTTGAAGTTAATATTAATAATATAAAACAAAAATTTTTAGTAGGTAGTTTAGAAGATAATTGCTTTTTGAAAATGTTAAATTGGTGTAAGGCCTCAAAACGTTATAAATATCGCCGTTCACAATCTGTCCATTATGATCCTTCTACAATAGGTTTATCCGCATTAACATGTCTATCAGAAGCTTCACTTAAAGGTAAAGAGGTTTGATCGTACTAAGAAACACTTAATAAACTGTAGTAATAAATATTCAATGGTGCTTCCTAAATTACCCACTTTCGAACAAGCATTTTATGAAACATATTTTTGC